TTTATGAACTGCGGTACCACGTCGAGCGGCTTGAGTAGAGATTTTGTTTGCTTCTGCATGGCCAACGCGATCACGCCATTTCTGTATATCTTCTTTTCCAAGAATACCTAATACAGTAGTGACTGACGGATAACCTTTGCCTGATGGAGTTTGGTAAATACGTTTACCATCCACTGAAGCTCTTGTTAATTTTTCGAGGACGGGAGCCTCTGAGTTGTGTTCAAATAATTTCATAATATAATCCAATAAGTTAAGTTGAAAGGGTGGCCTTGCGACCACCCCCTCGATTTAAGCCACCATACGAGGCTTGAGTTCTGTTCTCTCCTTTGCTATAATGTATTCTTTAACTAAACCACTTCTTACGATATCTTCAATTCCAAATTGAACTACCCTAAAGGAATGGTCCATACGAGATAGGACTTTGAGAAAATCCTGAAGTCCTGAGTTGTCATGTTTGTGTCTAGTTCCAGCAAGATCATCCTGGGCAGTATCGCCACAGAATATGATTCGTGACGAATCTCCGACTCGAGTAATAATACTATCGAGTTCGTGATAAGTCATACTTTGACATTCGTCTACAATAATAATAGAATTATCGAATGTTAAACCTCTAACGAACGATGACGTCATAAATTTGACTGAAGACTTTTGAGATAAGATACTCCATGCGTCTCCTCGGCCAAATAAATCATTAACTATATCAGCATAAGGTAAAGCATAAACGGCTTCTTTTTGCTGCAGAGTACCAGGCATAAAACCCTGTTCTCTTGTTTGGACTGCAGAACGTACAATTATAACTTGATGATAATTATCATTGCTTAGTATATCACATAAGCCTAGATAAAGACCACACATTGTTTTACCTGTTCCTGCTGTACCAATTGCAGCTATATTATAGCCTGCGTTATAGCTATCAAAAAAATGACCTTGGTTATCGGTTAAAGGATTGATTTGATTCATACTGAATTTAGTATCCATTCTTGAACCTTCTTTTTCCCTTCGCGCCATTTTTTTATCCTTAGATGATAAGCGACGTGCTCTTGACATAAAACCTCCTTTGCATCAACCGATGTAAGAAGCAATTGAAATTACTTCCAATCGTTGATTTTGTTTCCAGTGTATGATTTGTTTTCTTTCATTGATGTAAGTATATCACGAAAGCCTTGATCCGGTTTCATCCGTCCAAGACGCGCAGACTCAATCACGGGCTGTCCGCTAAGAATGATAGATTTTAAATGGGGGTTGTCTTTTTTGAACTGGTCTATTACAGACATCGACATGAATTTCTCGAATTGCTCACCAGTTTTTGTATCTTCAAAGGTATATGTAGGCATTAGTTTCCAATCTTATATTCCATAATAGTATTTATACGATTGATTCGTAGATTTCTTTCCAATTTTTAACTTTTACCAAATTATTATTTTCGTAATCTTTGTTAAAGTCATGTTCAATCAGAATAGATCTAAGTCCCATATCGAGTCCGCATTCAGCATTAGAAGGTTTATCTTCAACCCAAATACATCCGCTATCTTTATAAGGTAATAGACCGTCGTCCTTATCGGCTCCACAATCCAAACATACCACTCTCTCAAATACATCTTTACCAAACAATCTTTCGAGATTCTGTTCTCTTAGTTTACCGGCATAGTAATCAGTACTGAGACTAGTAATACAATGAAAAACATAACCTTCACTATGGAGTTTCTTGACATATTTAATTGCATCCCTGAGTCCTGGTAAAAATCCGATTCTTGCAGACTCGTTAAACTGTCTTACAAGTTGTCTTGATTGTTCCTTTGTAATACCAAAGGTTTGTGCTACGTCGTACTGACCTTCTTCAATAACGGTATATCCGTTTTCATTCATGTACTTATAGAATGCATACTTCCAATCAAGGAGTACTCCATCGCAATCTACAAGGATTAGCTTTTCTGCTCTGTGGTCCATATTATTCCTGTTCATTATTAATTTATATAGATATTATAACACAGTTATAGTATCTTGTCAATAGTTTTATGAAAGAAAAGTTCTTTTATCAGACAATTTCTGCTTTTGAAGGTCTTTCCTTGCCTGATTTTTCTTTTTCTTTTGCTGCCGATCTTGTATCTTCGGTTCATACCAATCATCAGAATGAATGGTTGATTTGCGCTGCCGAGGCATAGCAATTTTCCTTATTATCTAAAGTTGAGTGGATCAGTGAATAGAGTTGGAAACGCCGCTTCGAGAGTCTTCTTAGTTAATCCTTTGATAGGTTTGTGACTAAGCATATTCTCTGCGAGGATCTTTGAATCTTTTGGATTCAGATCTTCAAGCAACTGTATAAACAATGCTTCTCTTCTATTCTTGTTGAGGTTGTCATATCCGCCACCTAAAAAGAATATTCGTAAACGTCTTGCTTCTCTATATAACATAGTATCAAGGTCAACGAGTTCGTTATCTTTAAACGGAGGTGGAGTATCTGGTAGTAAGAACTCGATATCTTCATCATAAATCAAACGAAGAACCTGTCTTAATGGAACAGTGTCGTTTTTTTGTAAGTGCTCGACTTTTCCTTTTACACTTTTTTCTTTTGCAGCACCATTGATGATATCTGCTATTGCTATTCTTAACATATTAAAAATCCTGTAAATCGCCAATCAAGTTTTTCAACTTTTGTTTGACGAAGTAATTGAATAAGTGAGACCTTCCCACCTCTTCTTGGTTATTATAAGCCTCAAGAATATTATCAACAAACTCCTGAGGTATCATTGTAAGATCAATCATTTGTTTATTACGATTATACCTTAATTTTGTTTCCTCATCCATTGCGTCTGGATCTTTGCTAAACAACTCAATACGCTTCTTAGTCATTGGCTTTTGTCTTTCACCAATAGCAAGACAATTATCAGGACTTAATATGTTTGGTACACCGTCACCAGTATCACCACGAAGAACATGTTCTGTTATATATTGCTGAGGATTCGCATGTCTTACCCATTTCTTAAGGACGGGATTGTATTGGTCAACGTTTGCGAATTTTTGTAATTGAATAAAGTCCTTGTCACCAGATAGAACCAGAATCTTTTCAGCTCCTGTATTCAATTCAGTACCATGTTCCATACATAGAGTAGCAATAATGTCGTCAGCTTCACAGCGGTCAACATAAACTACCTTGTAAGGAAAGAACTCTTCAATTTCTCTACGGATCTGATGAATAACATCAAACAGCGCATTCCAATCAAGATCAGAATCATCTCTGTTCTTTTTACGATTTGCTTTATAGTATGGATAGTAATCCTTTCTCCATACGTTTGTGTTATCAGCGCAGATCACAATCTCACCGTATTCTCTCGAAAACTTTTTGCGATTGAATCTGATTGAATTGAGAAACATGTGACGAAGAAGATTTTCATCAACTTCCATGTTTGTGTGATTACCAATACCTGCGAAAAGACTCGCAAGCATAACTTGGTTATAGTCAACTAATATCATAATTTATCCATTATTTAAATTTACAGATTATATTATATCAAAGATCTTCGTCAATGTCAATGGTTTCTTCTAAATTCTTTTTTAATCCACCAGATATAGCATTTTCATCTGCATCCACAATAACGTTATTTGCAGCATACGCTTGTAACTGATGTTCTTCGTTCATTGTTTGTAGATGTAAAGAACGAATAGATTCAAAGATAAGTATCATAGATGGAAAGTATTCCTCCATGTTATCTTCAAAGTCACATCCTGCTCTTGCCATTTCACCGAGTACGTTTTCCCAAATAATTTCTGCAAGTTCGCTTGAATAAGATTCCTTGTATTCACGAATCCTTTCGCCAACACTTACCTCATTAATTGGAGGATTAGAATGTATAGCGGGAAACGGTATTAACTTACCTTTACTCTTGGACTTGGTGTGCATCGCCTATGTTCCTTAATAATGTATTCCACATTGTAGTAAATGATTGTATATTGTTTCTTGCCAAATTAAATCTATCAGAGAAGGTAAATCCATTAAAGTAATTAGGATCGTTCTTCATCGCAATTAGAATTTGTTTTGCTACTGAAAACGCATAATTTGCATGATGATTCATATCTTCATTCCAATCATACATAATGGTTGCATTAGCACCAGTCTCAGGCAATGCTCCATAGTTTGGATGAATACAAATCATTTGAGATTTAATTGCTTCAAGTAATGCAATACAAGATGTCTCTTTCCATATATTAGGATATAGGAAAATATGAGATTTCTTTAATGCTGCTAATACTTCATCATTTGATTTAACTCCATGATAAGTCATATTAGGATGCGCTTCAATCTGTTCATATAATGGCTTATATGCTTCGTCTCGATTTTTCCATCCATAAATTTCAAATCCTGAATAGACATCAAGATGAATATTATCAAACTCTTTTGCCAATGAAGCAAAGATTGGTACAAGTAGTTCTAATCCACGATGCGGAGTTGTATGATATACGAAACGAATTGTTTCCATATCTTTTTCCTGTGGGTCATACTTTACTTCAACAGCATTATGAATAACAGAACATCTACCATAAGGAATACCATATCGCATAATGTACTGATCTCTTTGCCATGCCGTGACAAAAACAAAGTGAGCAAACTTCTGCCAACCTTCATCTTTTAAAACTTGATTTTCTGGATCTTCCGATAGATCATGACACCAAAAGATATTTGGTACATCATCATATAATTCTCTTGGTCTTGATAAATGAATGGCAACATTTTCAAGTACTTCCGGAGCCATGTTATCAATCAATCTTTGTCTCATCATTTCACTTCCGCCTTTTGAATTGGCAGAGAGTTCTGAATCAATCACTACACCTTTGTAAATACAACTCATTTTACTTCTCCATTAATTTCATTATGTATTTGTTCTAACGCATCGTGTAAGTTATGCAGTGAACCATTATTATGTACGCGATATGTTTTAATATCCATCTCTTCTTTGAGAACGTACGCTTTGTCTATTGCTGTTTTGGATCCGACTGTCCATTCGTTAATCAGTCGACCATTAAAATATTTTCTACTATCAGAAGAATAATCACAACCTTCTCTTGTTAATTGAACGATGACAATATTCTCTGCTCCAACCTTTTCAATAATAGGTTCAAGTTCTTCAACAAATCCACCATCTGCTAACGCATAGTTTTTATCTTCAAAGATTTCTTCGGCAACTGATTTACCAAAATAATCTAAACCTTTCTTTGGCTTAATGATATCTTCTGATACATGAATCATTGCTTCACGTCTTGACATACCTTGTAAGGCAAACTCTGACTTTTCTTTTTGAGTCCTATCGTTATAGCCTTCCATGAACCATCTTTCATCAACATCAAAGTGCTTAATCGTTTCTTTAAATAATTGATACTTGAAAGACAGATTACCAAATCCGTACTTTTCTTTATATAAACTAGCTGCTTCATCTTTTCCTGAAGCTGGAGGTCCGTTAAATATTACTATCATCTTTCTTCTCTGTAAGTTGAGTGAAACCGTATTTACAAATATAGTAGGCATCTACAATATCAGTAATAGGATTCCACGATTTGTTTATTATACCACATTTTTCGCGAATGTCAATAGAAGTTTCTTTCTCAAAGGCTTCAATCATTAAATCTTTACCAGCATTACCTTTTCCGCAACCAAACTTTTTAATCATTGTTGGTGGATATACATCGTATGGTATATCTCTTTCCCATAGTTTATGTTTAAATAAACCACAGTTCTCTGCTATCTGAAATACTCTACCGACTGCTCCAAATGCGTATCCTTCAATTCCAACAAAGTCACATTCAAAACATTTTTCCTGAGACCAAGATCCAATGATATCATATCGTTCTTGATCGTTAAACCAATTGTCAGGATACATTGTTGCTTGATATTGTCCTTTCTCTCCAATCAATAACTTCTTTTGTTTTACATAATAGTAAAAAGTACAATTATCATAACTCCACTCTTCGCCTTCATGTACACAAATAGCCGGACTACTTAAACTGTAGTCAACACCTGCTACTCTCATAACTAACTCCATAATTAATATATTATGGTATTATTTATCAGTCTTGACGGTAGAAGATATGAGATCCGATAGTTCCTACTTGTTGTAAGGATGGAGCCCAATATGGATTCACA